TTTCTTATCCCAAAGTCCATTCTTTTGAAAGGTAGCCACAGGTATCAGTTCTCCCACATCCGTAAATCGACGTGGGAGAACTGTTATGGAAAAAATTACGTGTTACAAACTCTTTTGCAATCCATTATACCCATCAAGTCCAATGGAACGGAGTAAGTCTCAATATCATTGGCAGCCATAATTTCTACAACGTAGGGGTTCGATTGGCAACCTACGCAAACAAAGTACCTTCCGATGGAATAGTCGGAGAGTTTTATTCCATACCATCCAAATTTACTGACATCAAAGTGCTTTATAAAAATTGGGATGTTTACGTAGTATTTACCGTTGTAAAAGGGCAATCCGTTGATTTAAAATATGATTGCCGCACCCAATGCGATATAATTGAAGATATTGGTTTCATTGACGATAGCTTCACGGAGATAAAACCTATTGCACAATAGTGCAATCTGCCAGTCCGGTAATTTCATCATCTTGTGTAGCCATATCGTACATTGAATCTCTAACTATCAGTTCTCTGACAATAGTTCTATCGCCTAATGACTTGTCCGAAGTCAAGTATATGGATATTCTATGGTCAGTTTCGTATTTCATTTTTAGGTATGTATCGCTATTGGGTTGTCCATATAGGTATTTGACATATACTTTTGTAGAATCTTGTAATTCCATAGTATTACCAGCAATGTAAACGCAAAAATCACTTAATGGTTCACCTGTGGATATACATGATACTCTGATAGCAAAAGGAGCCCATTGGGAAGATGATGAACGGTATAGTAATACGCTACGTTTGCCTTCTGATTTTATCTTTGTTGTTGCAAACTTGGAATTACTTAATCCGTCTTTCTCAGGAGTTACAACTCGCATCAGTTCTCCCACGTCGATTTACGGATGTGGGAGAACTGTTCACTTCTTTAGGACTTTTCCCGTTTATGCAGCGTGATATAATTCAAGGAGAAATGTCCCCCGATGACATACGTACAAGTGGAATGTATGACGTGGGGAATTCTACCACTATGCCATTCAATTACGGTGGATTACTTGTATTTAATACTAAGACTTTAACCATTCAAACGGGTGTTGATTTACAGGGAAAAACAATTTGTATACGGGTAAGTTGGAATAATGGGCCTTGGTCCTCATGGAACAATTTTACATTCAATCAGCAAAGCATTTAATCAATTATTTTGGCCGGGAATATAACTCCCCGGCCATTATACCCTAATCATACTTCGACGGCATCTATTGCATCTTGTGGAAATTCTTTAATTACTTCATTCTTAAATTCCAGTCTCGAAAAGTCTGATGTAGATAGGATTGAAATCACCGGGTCATTGCTTTCAATATAGATATTCAAGCGGTTATCTTCTGTTTTCTTATACTTTAATTTAAGGAGAATCAACTGATGACTTTTAGGAATTAAGTGGTGATAGCGAACCGAAATATATGTATCATCTACGCCATACATAACCTGTACAACAGCAAGTGTATTCTGGGCTACATAAGTGTGCCGGGTTGAGACTAAGAAGTTGACAACACACTCTTGACTTACAGTCATTAATAAGCATTTTGCATTCATCCAAACCGGAACCATTTTCTTATCCCAAAGTCCATTCTTTTGAAAGGTAGCCACAGGTATCAGTTCTCCCACATCGGTTTTGAAGACGTGGGAGAACTAATCAACAAATACACTCCTCTAAAATCATGGGCCGAGTTGGATAATTTGAAATGGGATAATGCTCCAAAAGGGAATGTTTACACAATATCTTGGCTGCCTGATTATGACTCGGAACAACATCCGGCTAATGTCGGTTGTGTTGAAGTTGTGAGAATGGGTGGCGGTGTTACAGCTCAAATATTATATGCAGACAATTTTAAAATGTATATTCGTACATTTTTAGGTAAAGAAGATGCGAGATGGACTGCGTGGACCCAGGTTTAAAATAGAGGCTTAGCAGGAACTTTCCCTGCTAAGCCTATTACTTTGTTAAGAAACAACCAAATCTTTTAATGCTGAAATTTCGAGCGTGTCGAGTGCTATGATGTCGGTATTTTCATTTTCAAGACAACAGTGTTGCTTGAATAGTCTGTATCCGCCCATCTTTCCACCTTCTGCTTCCACCAGATAAATGTGAATAGACTTGTCCGGTTTCTGTTCCCATTTAAGTTGAAGGCTTTTAGGGAGATTTCCATACAAAGACTTGGCAATACATCGTCCTTCACTATTCGATTTGTTTGAGCCATGAATAATTAAAATGGCATCTCCATCAGCGATTCCCGTCCCGGAAATCATTAATAAGAACATAAAAGTGTTCCAATCAGCAGGTAAAGAATGATGCAATTCTATATAGGTTTTGTTGCGGATATAGAGCGTAGAAGGTACTGTCTGTTTGCTGAGTAAACCGTTTTGGGTAGCATTCGCAATCGGTATCAGTTCTCCCACATCGGTTTGCAGCTTCTCGTCCAAAAAAGTACATTTGGCTTAAAAATGGATAAAATAAAATACCGCTTAGTGTATAATCGAAAGAAACAGCTAAACAAACAGGGAACGGCCTTAGTGCAAGTAGAAGCCTTGCTCAATCAGAGGAAAGTTTATTTCCGTACAAATTTGTATCTCAAGCCGGAACATTGGAATAGTCGCAATGCTCAGGTTGATAATCACCCACAGGCTCATGACCTCAATTCGATGCTGTTTGAGTTTGTCCTACACCTGCAAGCGATTGAGTTATCCTTATGGAAGCGCGGCATTCCTGTAACGCTATCACTACTTAAAGATGCGATAAAGAAAGACAAGCCGGTCAATGTCACTTTCCCCGTATTTGCCAAAATCTATGTGCAGGAATCCGACCGTAAAAGAAGTACCAAAGAGAACCTGATGACAACGATAACCGTACTTCAGGAGTTCCGTCCCGGATTAGATTTCAAAGACATTACTTATACCTTTCTAAAGGAGTTTGAAGTGCATTTGAAAGAGAAGGGAAATAGCGTCAATACGATAGCCAAGCATCTCCGGCAGTTACGTACATTAGTGAATGAAGCCATTAATCAGGGTTATATTCCTTCCGATGCCTACCCCTTCCGGAAGTACAAGATAAAGCAAGAGAAAGGGCGGAAAGAGTTCCTAACCCCGGATGAGTTGAAGAGGCTGGAGAACCTTGATGTGGACAAGAAGCTCCGCCATGTACTCGATGCCTTCCTGTTCTGCTGCTACACCGGCCTGCGCTATTCCGATTTCTGCCAGCTTACACCTGAGAACATTATTCGTGTGAATGGTAAGCGGTGGCTTTATTTCAAGTCTGTCAAAACAGATGTGGAGATAAGACTTCCGCTACATCTTCTGTTTGAGGGTAAGGCATTGGCTGTATTGGAACGTTACGATATAGTAACTGATTTTGCTAAAATCGGACCCAATTCAGAGGCCAATAAGTATCTTGCCCAATTAGCTGCCTTTGCCAGGATAAGGAAGCACATAACCTATCACACGGCCCGTCATACTTGTGCGACCCTGCTTGTGCATCAGGGCGTTCCGATTACCACCGTTCAGAAGCTGTTAGGTCATACTTCCGTCAGAACTACGGAGGTGTATTCAGAGGTTCTTTCTAATACGATTATTCGGGATTTGAAGGCTGTAAAAAGGAAGAAAAAAACACCTGATTTTAGACGCCCGGTAGAATGTGGGTAGATTTTATAGGTTCTACTGATATTCTACTGCCATAGTTTGGCAACCCTTTCCTGGTAAGATATTCCCTACTCATAAATTTCTTGTTTACTTTCGCTGAAAAGTGATTGTAAATGAGTATATTTGTCATGTTTTATTGGTTAACGCCCATGAACGTGTCTTTAACAGGATGCGTTCGTGGGCTTTTTTTGTTTAATTAAAAAAGTTCGTAGATGAAAAAGAAACTGATTGTTTTGGCTATTATGATGGCCGTGATTGTAGGTCTGCTGGCTTATTACCAGTATGTACCGTTTTGGGCAAGCATTGTGTCAACGGGAGCGTTTATTGCCGGCATTCTTCTCGGTTGGCATGCCAAGGGGTGGAGTGATGAACATGTAACGGGGATGAAGGTATGATGGAGGAACTGAATGAACTGTTCAATATCACCGGCGGGATAGTTACTACTATCCTGCTTCCTCTTTTCGGTGTGTTCATGTTCTATGACAGCAAGAAGCGCAAGGCGGCTGCGGAAGCGAGAAAGGCGGAAGCTGACAATATCACCTCGTATGCTGCTGAATGGAAGGAACTGTACGAGAAAAAGGAACACAGGGTAGTGGAACTTGATTCCAAGATAGACCAGCTTTATGCCGAGAAGAATGAAGACCGCCAGCGTATCCGCGAGCTGACCGAAAAGAACGCTACACTGGAGATAGAGAAGATAAAGCTGGAAGCAAGGCGGTGTGATGTCCGGGGATGTAGCGGGCGGAAGCCACCGAGCGATTATTAATTCGTGGGAAGGAAGGTGTTTCGCAACGGCTCCCTTCCCTTTTTAGCATAAACTTAAAGTTTAAACAAAGGCTTCTGCAAATGTAGTGTATGTTTATATTAAATCAAATGATGTATGAAGTATTTTACGATAAAAGAACTTTGCCGTTCGACAACTGCCGACCGCAAAGGAATTGACAACAGATGTGGCTGTGATATAGAAGCCAATCTGACTGCATTGGTAGATAACGTTCTTGACCCGCTACGCGAATGGTATGGCAAACCTATCGTTGTGAACAGCGGTTACCGTTGCCCGGCATTGAATAAGGCAGTTGGCGGTGCGACAACCAGCCAGCACATGAGCGGGCAGGCGGCGGACATTGATACCGGAGACAGACAGCAGAACAAGCTACTGTTCGAGTATATTCGCAAGAACCTTCCTTTCGACCAGTTGATTGATGAGAGTAATTTCGCCTGGGTGCATGTGAGTTATCGGGCGGACGGTAGAAACCGTAATCAGGTACTGAAGCTATGAAAAAACTACCCTGGCTATTAGTTGTATTGCTGGCAATCGCTTGTGTGGCGGCGTGGTTCCGCCCGCTCGAGCCTTTGCCGGCAGAAATGCGTACCGAAACAAAGATACAGACGGTTGTCAAGACTGATACGGTTCTTATCTCCGCACCGATAGCGGTCTTTTGGCAGATATTGCCGAATGACACAGTACGTATAGGTGATACTTTACTTCATCGCAAACGGGTTGTGTATGAAGATAGTCTGTATCGTGCGGTGGTGAGTGGATATGTAGACCCACTGCTGGATAGTATGACTGTGTATCCGAGGACGGTTTATCAGACGGTGACGAATGACGTCTATCATCCAGTCCCCATTAAATCGAAGAAGAAACGTTGGGGATTAGGGTTGCAAGCTGGGTATGGTTATCCGGGCGGTTTTTATGTTGGCGGCGGTATCAGTTATGCTTTATTTCAGTGGTAATTCGTTTTAATATAATAGGTCTCATAATGATTTCTCCATCCATTGTTAGTATATAGATATAAAATATACTATATACTAACAATGGATGGAGTTTTTCTAATTATGTTGTAAACATGCAAAATAATTTCTATATTTGCATCCAAATTAGAAAGCAATATTATATTCATATTGCAAATCTTTTAATATAGATATAACAAACAACCTAAACTTAGCGGTAGTCATTTGTGAAAATGGTTATCGCTTATTTTTTTATAGAAACGAAAGCTTTTGTTGATAATTTTTCCATATCCTTGTTGGATTTCTGTATTTCATTATTTAACTTTGTCTTCCACCTTAGCGGAGGGTGAGGTTTGTTATATTTATATTAAAAGATTTATAAAATGAATTATTTGATTTTTAAATACGATGAAATGGATGGCAGTTCTATTTCAAACGTATCGACAGACATTTTGACTGTCGAAATTGATGGTGAGCCCTGGTTTGTGGCTTCCGATGTATGCAACTTACTAGGATTGACTAATCCTACGGAATCTTTATCATCACTTGATGAAGATGAAAAGCTGACCTCAGTAATACTTAGGGCAGGTCAAAATCGAAGAGTTAACTTAATAAGTGAAAGCGGATTATATTCTCTAGTCTTTAAGAGTAGAAAACCGTTTGCTAAGAAATTCTGTAAATGGATTACTAAAGTAGTTATTCCTTCAATAAGAAAAAACGGGCGTTATGGCATAGACCGGGATGAAGTCCCTAATTTTGTTATTAGATATAACGATAATTGGGATAGAGTTGACAAAGGATATTTCTCTGTTATTAATGAATTGTTCGTTAGGCTTTATGGAAGGTTTCACCATGTTGGATATGAAATACCTAATAAAGCCTTTGATGGTAGAGAAATTCGTCCTGATGTGAGTGTTGGAAAATGTTTTTCCGCTTATTTAAAGCTTTACCATCCAGAATTGACAGGAAAGCACAAACCTTATAAACATAAATTTCCAAGTGGAATAGAATTGGATGCAAGGCAATATGAAAATTCCCTATTACCTATTTTTATTCAATACGTGGATGAAGAATGGATTCCTAATCAGGCTGAACGCTATTTCAAAGCAAGAGATACTAAAGCACTTGACTATCTTCCAAAACTATTAGAGTCCAGAAAGAAACCAGCATGATAAAATGCAATATTCTACACCCTCCGGTAGTATATTGACAATATGAGCAAAAAAAATTCCAAAAAGGGAAGTCAAAAAACTAATAGTATTGATGAGAAGGAATTTGTAGAAGGGACGGCTGAATAGTCGCCCCTTTTCACTATATTTTGCTATCTTTGCCCACATGACTTACAACGAGGCTTTATCATATTTGGAACGCATTAAGGATACCGCCATTGGTGCACCCGTGAAAGGGCGTTTCATAGAATCATTATTCATCGGCCCTACCGATTGGGAACAAATGACAGACTTTATGAATCTTCGTATTCAGAAAGGAGAGGAAACGGCTTTGATTGAGTTTGATAGTGCCGGCAAGAGTCTTTCTGTATATGGGGTGTCGGTCAATAATGAATTTGACGTGCCGCATTGGGATATGACTATTATGGATAATTGGGAGCTGATGATAGGTAATTGATATGAAAAATCCCCGATATGCTCGAATACCGGGGATTGCGTTTCTTCTTATCCTTTCATCATCATAACATCCGCCCGCATCTCGATGTAATCCTTGTACTTATCCGGATTGTTTACATAGTCAATGACTCTGTTTATTGCAATTTCCGCTTGCTTCTGTCGTACTTTGGTGTAATAGCGTATGATACCCTTGTTCTTATCAGAGTGCCCAAGACAATAATCTATAACTCCGTCAGGTATGCCGAGTTCAGAGGCGAATTGGGCAAAGGTCTTACGAGCGGAATAGAAGCATAGCGTTTGTTTAATGCCCAAATGTTCTTTAAGTTTCTTTATGCAGAGATTGATGTATTTTTGTAAATTAGAGTAAGTATATGAATACCCTAAATCTAATACACCTTTCTTGTTTATATACTTATTTATGATGGGTTTAGCATTATTATGTATTGGTATTGTTATATTCCCTTTTCCTGTTTTTGAGTGAATTGTTTTAGTTCTTTCGTAAGTAATAGTATCGCCATTTAAATTAATGGAGAGTAAATCTTTTAGATTAATTCCGCAAAGGTAAAAGGATAGTAAAATCATATCTTTTGCCAAGTTTATACGTTTTCCTTCAACTTCTGTATTCTGTATTTTTCTGAATTCATCTATTGTTAAATCACATTCTTTTGGCTCTGCTGTCGGTATTTTGGTATATACAAACGGATGAATCTCTGTTTTTAATACTCCATTCTTTATTAGTTCGTTTATCCGAGCTTTTAGATGGGTGAGTCTTAGTCCAATATTTCCATTCGAATATCCCTTTCTCTCCATCCATTTTTTAAAGTGTTCAATAAGTAACGTATTAATGGCGGAAATAGGTATGTCACTTTCTGCTTTTGTGAAGATACGTATAGTTTCCTCATTCATTTTTGCATAACTATTTCGTCCCTCTTCTTTAAATTCTGAAATACGACTTTTCCAAAATTCTATAAAAGATATGTGTGTAGGTTTCTTCTTTGAGATGATAACTTGTTTTATTTGTAAGGCGGTAAGCCATTCTTTGTTTTCGATATTATCATATTTCTTTTTGAATTGAGAAAAGACAAACTCAATTCTTTTGTTCATCGTATTAGCATCTTTACGATAAACAACTTTTCCGTTGTCGAATTCCGCAATATCGTTGATAAGAAATTCAGTTTTGATGTAAGCCCTTTTACTTTTTTGTGATATGCAGACCAATATAGGAAGCCTGCCATCGCTTTCCTTAATGGAATTTAAAACTGTTAATCTGATTGTTGCCATAGCTAAATAATCAAATACAATTCCACTATACATTTTTGAACAAATATATTCGTAGAAATGCTGTTTTTTTGGGTCAATGTAAAAACCTGAGGGGTAAATTTATAAATTGTTATCTTTGTCTCCCAATTCATAGCTTATGGAGTTAAACGGTTATCGCCTTCTTCTTCCTGAAGGCACTTTAGATTACTTTGATCTTGTTGAT